CTAATACCCTTCCCCCAGTACGCCCAACAGTCTATCCATACCATTCAGACAGAACTCGATATGGCGCGGGGTGCGGGATTTGAACCCGCGCGGCCGGTTAGGACCACAGGCTTAGCAGGCCTGCCCCGGATTGATTTTGTTAAGGTTGAGCGAGATTTTCTCTTGTGGTTGAGAAGCAGAAATCTAACTGGTGATTACGTGAATGGAATCTTGAGTTGCCTGCGGCGGTTTGGGCAGCCGATAAGTAAGCCTATGGATGTGGTCGTGATCTTTGAGAAGTTATCGTCTGGACAGAAACACGGTATGAATCGAGCTGTCAGAAATCTGTTCAACTTTTATGAAGCTCAAGGACTCGCCGAGAAAGAGTTGCTTGACGTTCTGCGAAAGAACATTCCTGCTGACGAGGTCGGTTTTGACGTCAACGTGCCTGATGAGGAACATTTGATACAGTCGCTGCGCAAGTTGAGCCAGAAGACGACGTACCCGGTCCATTTTGCGATTTATAATCTGATTTTGGACTCTGGGATCAGGGTTATTGAGGCGGTTAGGTTTATCAACAACCTAAGAAACACGCCGATCGAGAATGTGGGCGATTTCTATGTGGCCACGTTGGGATATATGAGGAAAGTCAAGTTGGCTTATTGCGCGTTCTTCACGGAGTACACGATGGATCTTCTGAGACAGCTGCCAAGGACGATCACGTACAAGACTGCCAGAAAACTTGGAGAACGATTGGGCAAGGACATTGTCAGTTACAAGTACCTGCGAAAATTCGCCAACGATGTCATGACTGATGAGAAGATGAATATCCCAGAGAGTGTGGCTGATTTCATCCAAGGGCGAACTCCAAAGAAAGTAGGAGCCAAACACTACATGAGACTTAAACGAAAAGCCACAGGGTTCTATCCCCGGTACGCCAAGTACGTCGGAGAGTTGAGGCAGAAAGCCCTCAACTAACCCGCTCTTTTTCTTCTCATTGGACCTCGAATTTAAGATGGCTGAGGTTTCTCAAAGACGCGTAGTAGGAGCATTCCTAATGCGGTCCAACCATTAACGTTGAAACTTGCTGTTATCAAGGCCAAAGTTGAGAGTTGAGAAGTTCGATTGATCGCTGAATTGAATACTGCTACTCCCGCCGAAAAAAGTAGTGCTCCGTCGAAAAACAACGTTATGACAAGAGATCCGGGCAGTGGTGCTTTCCTCTGTGTGACAGTGAAAGATGTTATGAGGGCGAAAAAAATCCCTGAAGCAGTCATCATACCACTCATGAATGATGTCTCAATCTGCGTGTTCCAGGATACTCGCTGCCCATAAATCATGAGAAAAGGCATCAAGACGAGCGACAAATAGATTATCCAATTTGCAAGTTCCCATCTGGTCACGATGAAACCTCCTTCCGTTTTTCTATTTTGGTTTCCAGCCTTTCACAAAGGTGAGATGGAGAGACCTCAGCTGACCGTTCTTTTTAGTTTTTCCATCCCGGGCTGCTATATTGATTTGCCGATTCAAGAAGGCTGCGAAAGATGGGAAAACAAATCGAGTACGAAGCGTTGACCTTGCGGCTGCCGAGGGCTGTTGTGGACTATGTGACCAGAATATACGGGGATCCGGTGAAGTGGCTTGAGTATTTTGTTGTTGACTGGCTGAGAATCGACGTTGAAAACAAGAACGGCGACGAGCTCAAGGAACTCTTCAATTTAGGGCCTGCGTTTCAAGCCGTCCTTGGCCGGAGATGACGAGAAACAGCAGCTGCTATTCTATCTCCCCATTTTTTCAACGTGTTCTTTTCCTTCTGCACGACAATTCTGCCACATTTTTCGCAACGTATGGGCTGCTCAACAGTCCACGGCTTTTCGGCAGCGATCAAATTAAAGTGACCGCAGCGGCAAGTGGCCTTAGCGAAGCTTATTTCCTTCATTTCGGCTTCCGGTTTTCTTGCGGGTTGTTCACTCAAGGTGTTTTCCTACGAGCCATGCTACAGCGATCTCTGTCAGTCCGATTGATAGTTGAATGATGAACCCAAGGGCAAGGTGTTGTCCCAACCAGCCCACTCCCAGTCTTTGAAGGTCATTCCATGGTATCTGAGACATTTGGTAGAATGTTGCCAGAATTATGATTACTCCCATTATGAGGAAGTACCGGGCTCCTCGTTTGGCGAATGCGCTCACTTTGGTTTCCAGCCTTTCTTACGCAGGGTCTTCTGCACGTCAGGGATTTGCAGGGCAAAGTCGACGTGCTTGCAGCTGTCTGTTTCATCTTCTCCACAGAATATTGTGCCCTGCTTGAAGTACACTGTGACGACCTTGCCGTGCGGCGGCTCCAAACTACGGTCCAAAACCAGCACACCATTCTCATTTAAGTTGAAATGCTCCAGCGTAGGTTCAGGTGCCTTTTCTTCGAGCATGCCCAGCTCTCTCAATCGCGTCCTTATGGCTTCCAGAATCAGGTCGCTTCTATTTTGATAGCCGAATCTGTCGCTTTTCACGGCGTCGTCAATTCGCTGTATGAGGTTCATGGGGATGGAGACGGTCGTGTAGTCTCTTTTCGACCTTTTACTTTCTGCCATCTCCATTACCGATAATTACCACTCATGGAAAAGCTTAAAAGCGTTGTGGAAGATCGTTCTATAATTAACTTACATGTGCTTTAATGTAATATAATGGGTAGTCGAATGGCAGAAGAACGCGACTACACAACAGTGAGCATTCCAATTGATTTGGCAATAAAAATCGACCAAGTCGTGAAGAAGGGCGGATACCAGAACCGGGCGGATTTTGTCCGAGACGCGATAAGGCGTCTCTTGGAAGAGAAGGGGGCTTAGTCATGGATCTTGCTGGCGTCATGGCTCGGGTCCGCGACGTCAACCCGTACTACGTGGACATGCTAACGTGGAAGCAGCAAGGCCGATTCATCACGGCCACGCCAAAGAAGCCCTTAAGCGATCTCTCGTTCAGCGCCGTGAAACGGGTCTTCCGGCGCCTTGGCGGCAAATACGTGTCCTCGCGTGGGCAGAGCTGGTTTGAACTTGTTCTGGAGGAATCGGGCCCTCGAGACGCAGTCAACCCTGCGTACCTGGATCCACAAGGCATGGATTCTGCGCGACTTTCACCTCTTTCGGGGCCGGCACTCACACAGATCGAAGCCAAAATAGCCAGTTTGCGCCGCGCCGGACAAGAACTGCTCCAAGAGGCCTAAAACATGCGAGTCTTCGACGACGTCCTGGACACTCTCAGTGACGGAGAATATCATAAGTTTGGGCAAATCAGGTTTGCAACGGCCCGCAACCTCAACGGGACCCAACTTGAGCTTGTTCTCGTCACGCTTTCAACTGCCGGCTTCATAAAGCGACTTCGCATACCTCGCAGCATCCGAACTTGGAAAGCCAAACTCGAGCCACAGACGCTCGATTTTCTCAAGCGGATCAAGGAGCTCGAGGGCGTCGACGTCAAGCAGGAGGCGCCCCAGCAATGACATCGGATCTGCAGCCAGGCGACCAAGTTGTTGTTCTTCGCCCACGCGTTGCCCAAAGAGGTCCATTGCGCGTCCGAGAACTCGACAAAGAACATGATCAAGTTGAAGTGGAGCACCGCACCGCAGGACACCACGTTGTGCGCCGCTGCTTCAACCTCAACGAAGTCATCAAGCTCGAGCCCGGGCAAACCGTGCAGCAAGCGTTGACAATCCACGTGGCACCGAACCAGCGCTGCCAAATCTGCAACCTCAGACCCGGATCAGAAAGCCACTTCATCACCGTGCCTATTCCCAAAGCGTTCACAAGGCTCTGCGTCGAAGACAGAACCGACATCACCCAGGAGATCCGAAAAAGGGTCTCTGCGACTGTTGCCGAAGTTTTCGCTGAAGCCAAGGCAAAGCAGCTGAAGAAAACGCTGCAGACCTGAAAGGAATCGAGGAGCAGCCCAACGTGAAGCCGTCAGCGGTGGTCATCATCCTGCGCAAGAACCAGGTGTTTGACACAGCTGGCGCCATTCTGCACCGCAATTATGGCAGCTTCACAGGTTTTCCAGTCAGCCAAGTTCCAGCAGCCTATCGAGTTGACCGCCCCATCGATGGTTACGGCGTAGGCCTGGTGCTGCAGCCAAGCCAAGCAGACCTTGATTTTGGAGAGCCGATTATTTTCTTAACGGAAAACGACGTCTGCGACCTGGTTGACGCTTTTGTCCACAGCGATGAATTAACGCAGAAGCTATTGGGGCGAGGTTGGACCAGACCCAAACCCGAAACTGAAGAAGTTGTCCTGAAAGTTGTGATGCGGCTGCTTGAAGTAAGTCCTGACTTTGGACAAAAGTTGGCAAGACGTATAGAAGCGAGAAGTAAACGGCTGTGGAAATCAGCCAGTGAATTCAATGTTGCAAAGCGCGGGGTGGTGCAAACATGCCAGTCCTAACTACACAGGTCCTGGTTCAGTGCCCAAGGGACCAGAAACAAGTCGACGTGAAAGCAGAGTGCCAAGACCCGCCCTGCATGTCTTTCAGGCACTTCACGTATCGGGGAACGCGCATGTACGTCGTGTGCAGTTTCGGCGAAGAGCCCAGAAAAGAGGAAGCCGTGGCAGAGGATCCAGCTGATCCGGAGCTGGAAGAAGCTGAAGAAGAGAGTTTGGAGGTGTACGCATGAGCAAAGAGAAACCCAAATCGTACATCAACCGGCTTATCGTGAAGGCTGGAAAACCAGACGGTTCAGAAGCCTACGAAATCGAGTTTGAATTTCCGTATGGTACCACAACTGACGAGTTTGAAGACGCCAGAAAAAGGGGTCTTGACGCAATCCACGGCTGGCTGAATCAAAAACCATCCGCAGCGGCACCGGCGCCACAATTAGACCCTAAAACTCTTGATGGATTGCCGTGGAGACTCTACAAGGAAGGCCACAGGGCAGGTTGGGTGTTCACTGACAAGACTGAGCAGCTTGCAGAAGTGATTAGGCATAGCGAAGAAGGCAAAGTAGTCATCGGTGAATTCGAGTACAAGTTTTCAGGTCCAAAAGACGGAAATCCAACTCTTTTCATCAGCCGCACGCCAATTGAAACCAAAAAGGGTGGTGGCTGAACGTGAAAGAGGCTGCCAAAAACGATGGCCCAACTCCGCAGGTTAAACATGCGCCTGCGGCAGCCACCGCCCTGCAGATAGGAGGATCCTCGTAGTAATGACGAGAATTGGCAAGTTTCTGCGGAAGCTCATTGCGTATGCTCGAAGTTTTCTGCTCAGTTGGGGAGGGCCCTCGTAGTAAATGTCTGAGAAGATTCTCCTCGGCTTCTACGTGCCCACAGGCGAACCAGTCTATCTGTCACTGCATCACCTGGCCATCTTTGGCATGACTCAACTTAGCGGTAAAACAACCGCCCTCGAGGCCTTAATCAGCCGTTCCGGGCTCCGCGCAATCGCCTTCAAAACCAAGCGTGGCGAAGGCGGGTTTACCACGTATAATTCGCTTATGCCTTATTACAAACCCAGGGCGGATTGGCAATTCGTTGAAGGACTCGTGAACGTGGCTCTTGGCGAGAAAGTCAAGTTTGAGCCTGGCATGCGTTACGCTATCATGAAGGTTTGTAGAGGCAGGAAGGACCTCAAGGATATTCAGCTTGCAGCTCGAGGCCTGGCTAAGGCTGATAAAAGCGCGTTCATGCGGTCCGTTTACGAGAAACTTGACGAATACCTGGAGATCGTGATTCCAGAGCTTGAGAAATGGGTTTTCACGGAGACGCTTGAGCTGACTGAAGGCGTGAACGTCATGGACCTGAGCGGTATGCGCCTCGAACAGATGCAAATCGAAAACTGCAAAGAGATAAGAAAACTCCACAATCGGAACGCCGCTTTGAAAGAGACCATCAAGCAACTCAAGGAAAAGCGGACCAAAATCACATTCCTTTCGGTTCACATTCCTGAAAGGTGACAGATTTGGATGATAAGTGGGATATCCTTACCCTCGCACTTTCGATCATTGGCTTGGTTTGCGGAGTGCTCACGATCATCTTAACGCTGTGGAAGTGAACGTTATTTTGGCTGAAGCCTCGCAGACCACAGCTGCAGAAGAAAAGAAGAAAAGAAAAGAAAAGTGTAGTACTACATGTAGTACTACAACAACAACAACAACAACAACAAACAACAAACAACAAACAAGAAGCTTCGTAACCAGCATCATTCTATTTGGACAGAAAGTCTCTGTTCGAGTTTTTCCTCAACTCTGGGAGGATTTCAAGCGAGTCGCCAGAGCTGAAGGTCTGACTCTCAGCCATCTCGGTGAAAAAGCAGTAATCGAATATGTACATCGACATCGTCTGGGCAACCCTCAGCTTCCTTTAACGCCTTACATGGACCCTCAGGCGCCCAGTCCGGTTCGGGTCCTCTGCTATGTGCACCTTGCCGGCGTTACAAACGAAGGCAAAGTATACTGCCGCAAACATGGCCGTGCTTGGATCTCAGCCATCACCTGCTACAGTTGCCCGGACAACGAACTCAGAAAACAGAAGGGAGCGTACTCGTAGTAATGCCTCAAGTTGAAAAATGCTTCCACTGTGGGCAGCCCTGCAATCCCGCGCAGTTCGTGTATAGTGCCAAGCAACGCAAGAACCTGCCGCTGTGTGCCCGGTGTGCGCCTGGCTGGAATGAAGGAGATGCGATGCCCGATTGACGGTTAGATACATTCACAGAGCACGCTTCTCTGACTGTTTGGGGCATGGTCTTTTCATGGTCTTTTCACGAGTGCCAACTCCGAAGGCTGTTCGGTATAGAGGAGCGAGTGCTCATTCCTTCATGCTGCAATACTGCGGGTCTAAGGGGCTGTGAACATTGGTGATGGAAACAACATCTGAATCTTCACAATCATTGGTTTCTACACCAAAGAAACGTTCACAAGCTGAAAAAAGAGGCAGAATCAAATACAGTCTGGAACTTCTGCACAAAATTCTCGAAGAATTGCAGCTTATTCGTATAGCGCAGCGCCACATAATTACCGGTCTTGAGCTGGCAGAGATGATACATTTTGATCAGCCCTACATTGAGAAAGTCTGTAGCGGCGACGAAATTGACAAAGCCATCTTGAGGCAACTCTGGGAAGCTGGCCACAAAGGCATTCTGCCAAGAGACATGGTTTGGAAGGTTAAGGACCCTAAACTGTGGGATCGCTGGCAGGTCCTTCACCGCATCGAACACATGAATACGCGTCTGGACTTGCAGATTGGGCAGAAGGTTGCTGAGAAACGTGGTCACGAATGGGCATTAACTGATTTTGCGTATCAAGCGTACAAGTTGACTGAGCCGGAAATGAAAGAAGAAATGGGCGAAGAGGTGAAAAATTGAGTGTTCAACATGTAGTGAGTCGAGAGGGAAAATGGGTTATAGTTGACGACACTGGTACAGTTGATGAATTTGACTCGCAGAAAGAGGCTGAAGATCAATTAGTTGCGATAAACGTAGAGCAGAAAATACATCAGTTCATGGAGGTTGAATTAACAAAAGCAATCAGCGAATTATCTTGCCCGACCGTGGAAGACTCCGTGAAGACTTTCGCAAAGAAACTAATTGATACATTAACAAAACGGCAAAAAAGGATGCTGGTTCGCTGGTGTTGGGGTTACGTCCACTTCAACATAGAACTTACAGTCTTTGATTGTAAGGAAGTCGCCTCTAAAGAAATACGGATTGAATTGCCCAACTTGCCAAAGAAGACGAAAAAAAAAGAGGTTGGGGAAGTACCAATCTAAGCCGTCGTCTTGGGTTAAGGTTTTGGAGGGCCCGGCGATGACAGGGTCCGTGCTACTTCGATCTTCGTCTTCAGGTTGGCTATGAGTTTCCAGACTTTGTCGACGAGGTAGATTAGTGTGACTCCCGGTGCAGCGTTCACTATCGTATTTGCAAGTATGGTGATGACTCCGCCGAATTCGGTTTGAATGTTGGCGGGGGAGATCCTGAAGGCCAAGGCGAAAGCGCCTGTGAGCAACATTATGATGATGCTTCTGGCGAATTTGATTGTGTCAAAGCGTTCAGTGCCTGTCATGCTTGCCAAGAGGCCTGCAACCGCGTAGATCAACCAGCTGAGTGCGACCCAGCCAAAGGTTGCTTCCGGCGCCACCGGCACAGCTTCTTGTGCTACTACGAGGACCACGGGCATACTCGCAGCAGCTATGGCAAGCAGTATGAGGGCGAAAACCTGAATGTTTCTCTTCATTGTCTTTTCACCTCCATGGCAGGTTTACTACGAGGATACGTGCATTCTGGTTCGCCATGGAGGCTGAAGGGCTTGAGAGAGAAAGGAGGAAAACCGTGTTGTCAGGGTCTGACGATGTATTTTCCTTCAGCTCCTTGGTGGTTTCGGGTCGCAAGTTATTTATGCCAAAGTAGCTAATTAATTTTGAGTAGTTACTCATTATTGAGTTGGTTGCATGCCTTGGGAAGAGACTGATGATTTCGTTCGCAGTGGGCATCGTAATCCAGACGATTTTCAATCTGATAGCACGCGGACCATAACAATCAGTCAGAAGGAAGGCATTAAGGCAGTTATCGGCAAGCCAAAAGGGAAGAAAACAACTGAAGTGCAAAGTTATCTTTTTCCCAAGACTAAGGGTTGGACGCTTGAAAAGGCTAAGACTTGGTTTGAAGAACATAAGAGCGAATCGTTGCCTGGGCATAGTCTTTTGCTTTCTCTTCAGTTTTTGACTGAGAAAGCGGATCCTGAGGCCAGGATATTTCCTTGGAGCATGCCTGCCAAGTATTACGCGAAGCCTGGGCGCCTGCTGATTTATGGCACTGCGTTGCTTGCTGGCGAGACTCGGAAAGGCGATAAATTCAGTTGTGAGGAGCTGACCCGTGCAGCTCGAGGTTTAGTTGGCGGGCCTATCGAAGTTTTTGAGCACACGTGGGATGTTGGTGAAAGCCGCTGGCTGCCTTTCCCTGACAATATTATTTTGGATGGTGAAGAGGTTGATGGTCACCTTGAATATATCGCTGGGGTCAGTGAGCCTAAGGTTCAGGAGTTAATTCGCGAGAAGACCATCACAAAGGTCAGTGCGAACGCGATTTGTCGTCATGTGCCTGCTGAGGACCCTGGGCAGTGTGATGGCATGATTCTGAACGGTTTTTGCTTGCTGCACAAGGATAGTGTACCTGCAAGCCCAGGCACGTCTGTTCAAATTTGGAATTGTTTAAGGGTTAATCCTGATCGGCTGAAAAGTGCAGGTTCACCCTCACTTTCAGAATCCGAAGAAGGAAAAAACATGACAGAAAAAAATGAAAAACCACCTGAGACTAAAACTGGGCAAGAAGTCACTGGTCATGGACCAATCGCTGGCGTGCCGGAGCCCAGCATTGAGGACAGAGTAAAAACACTTGAGCAACATTTTCAAGGATTCATGGAAAGCGTCGACAGTCGCTTCAATACGGTTATGACTAAGTTGGACACGTTGATTCAATTGCAGCCCGCCATTGCAACATCTTCTGTGCCTGCGGTTGTTGCTGCTGCGCCAATGACCGCAGCTGTCACCGATGAACAAGAGGAGCCTCCGAAGGCTGGAGAGCCTAAAACTGACAAACAGCGGTTTATGGCGCATTTTGGCATAGACGAGCAATCATTTCAGAAAATCTATGATTTGCTCGGCGATGAATTACTTAAGTTGCTTCCTGAACGTGGACAAAAAGTTGAGAAGTTAGCCCTAAAGGAGCAAGAAGACGAGAAGCCCACGGAAAAGACGGAGAAAGCGTCTTCGCCCGGTGGTGTTGGCATCACTAAGCCTGTTGGCGAATTGCCTCCGTCTCAGCCTGGTATGGTTCCTGTAACTGAACTGAAGAAAGTCTTTGATGACCAGCGGCTTTTCACTCCGCAACTCAGGGAGAAGGCGATTCTTCGTTTGATCGGTGAGGGAGACGACCATGACTAAGTTGGAAGAGTTAGAGGCTGAGTGGAAGCGAATCCGCAACGATCTTGTTTCTCGTGGTTCCCTGAGCGACCCTTCAAGACCTGAGGCTGCTATGGCAAAGATAGTCGATGGTTTGATTTTCATTGCCAAGGGTCAGCATAAGGAGATTGCTGATCTTAAACAAGATGTGCGTGGTATTCGCAAGGCTCAGGCTGGAAAAAAGCAAAGTGCCTAACCACGTCGATTTGGTCTTTGTTTGTCCAGGTTGCCAATGTGAATTAGAAGTGATTCCGAACCCGCCTGAGTGCCCTAATTGTCATACTCCATTGCATCGGGTGGGCACGCGTATGAGAAAAGTCACGAAGAGTGATGGGCTTGCTGGCAACGGGCTGCCCCAAAAGTGCCCGAAGTAAAACTTCAAAAATGGTGATGTTATGGCTGTTGGAGAATTGCTGCCAAAAATCTTTGAAGGCCCAATTGGTCCTGCCGCTGTGATTCAGGATTTCGTTGCTGCAGGCGCGATAGACTTGTGGGCTCCAGTAGTACTTGTAGCTAAAGGTGCAGGTGAAGATCTCGCAAGGGTTAACACGGTAGCTGGAGCGAACAGCACCGCTGTCATAGGCATTGTCGTGGGTCCTATACGTATAAGTGGTAAGGCCGCAGATGTGGCTGGCGATAAAGTCAACGTTTGTGTCTTTGGACCATGCAAAGTGAAGGTTGCAACTGCTTTGGCTGTGGCCGCTTTGATTGCGACTTCTGCTACGGCTGGCAAGGCTGGCGCCGCGACTCCGGCGATTGGAGCGGTCCTTGGAAAGCTTTTGGATGCTTCGGGTGCTGACGGTGACATTGTGCCATGTTTCGTTGATGCCGCTTAGTTCATGAGGGTGTTTGAATATGCCAAATATTGTTGATAAGACGCTTTTGTTCAACCCCGAGACTCTGAAAGACCTTGAGATGATGCGAGAGAAAGCGGGAGACAGGCACTTTGATGCTTGGGACTTCGGTGTTGCAGTAACCTCAATTGCGGGGGCAGGTCGCAGAGTGAATCCTGCCTACCTTGGTCGCACGAATTTCGGCAAGATCACTTCGCCTGACTTGCTGTGGATGGTGCCAATGCGTGAAGTTGTCAGTGTGGGCGCAGGTTTGATATCTCAAAAGGTTCTCGCCGACGTGCTGCATGGCGCAGAACACAACAAAGCTTGGAAAGATTGGGTTAGAGTCGTCGAGATGGATGAGCCAAAAGACTCGGTTCCCACGATCAGCGAGGATGACTTTCTGATTCTGGAGGGCACAGCTGGCGCCAAAGGACGCTATGCAGGTGGCAAATTCGGATCAGTGGCTCTCGACTGCAGCGAAGACCGAGGCTTACACAAGGTTATACTCGGCATCAAAAAGACATGGATCAAAGACAGCAAGTGGAACAGTGTTCAAGAGGCGACAACCGTTGCCGGTGCAGCCGCGTACAAGCATGTGGCCTCGGATATTGCTGCGAAGTTGCTGGCGTCGATCGGCGGAACAGAAACGTTCGACACTGATCTCTACAAAACAATTGTGAAGGCAATTGCCACAAACAGAAAAGCAGGTTTCAATCCTGACGCTGTTTTGACGAACCCTGATCAAGAAGCCACCCTGATGGCTATGGACAAATTTATTTCGATCGAGATGCTCGGAAGAACCGGCCGACTCGCTGAGGAAGGCGTGATCGGCAACTTCTACGGAACAATCCCGGTGTACTCAACCAGTGTCTGCGGTGCTAACCCACTTGTTTACACCAGAGCAAAAGGCGTAGTGGCTGGTCTCCGTCAAGACCTGCAGATTGAGGATTATGACGACCCCATACAATCGCTCGAGGGTGCCGTTTTGACAATGCGTTTCGACTTAGCAGTGGCCTTCGGTGCAGCAATCAGAAAAGTGAACACAGCATAGTAAACCAACAACGTTTCCGATCATTAACCTCAAACCCCATTTTTTGTTATTTTCAGTTGCATTGAACAGGGCGACTTGGGAAATGGATAAAACTGACTCTGAGTTTCACGGAGAGTGCGTTTGATGAGTGTTTTTCTTAGGCGTTTTTCTGAAGCAGCTCGCGTTCTGATCGGGCAAGCGGTCATTGTTGAATCCTTTAAGCTTGCTACCGGCAGGGCGCCGCCCATCAGTTTCAAAGTTATGATGGACGACTACCGCAAGGACAGCGTTTTCCGAGACAGCATTGACTTGATCACTGCGCAGAATGTGGGTGCTGGTTTCTACACGACATGCGCTGGTGAAGATGATTACAAAAAGGCTGGGGAGGCGAAGGTTGTTGTTGACAACTGGAACAAAAACAACAACATTGACGGAAAACTTCAGGTTCTGACGAAGGAACTGGTAATCACTGGGTCCGCAGTGGCTGAGAAGGTCCAGCCGGACGATCTTCAGAAACTTAGGTACATTCCGATACGCACATTCGACAAGATTATAACAAATGAGGTCAGCGAATTTGAGCAAACTGACTGGACCAAAAGTAATCATGTTAAAATGGGTTTTCTACAGCTCCAAAAGTATGGTGGCCGCCTGATAGATCCTAAGCGCGTCGTGCACTTTTGCTGGAATCCAGTCGACGACAGCGGTTGGGGTTGCGGCATAATGAGGACGATTCTTGAAACCTACGAGTGGCAGGAAGAGAACCCTACCACTGGCAAGGTCGAGACTTACACGCGGCGTAACTTGATGGACATGAAGGCTGGCATCGAGGAGCAGATGGCGAGCATCATTGAAAAATACGGTGGACCTTTGGAGATCTATTCGACTGAGAATAAGAGAATCGCTGAGGAGCTACTGACACAATTCAAATCAGCTCCAAGACGTGGGGCAAGGATTGTGTCCAGTGGCAAAGTCTCCAGCACAGGACCAACGTTTGAACCGCGTGCAAGGTTTGGGGAATATTTCAACTATCTTTTTAATTTGGCATGTTTGGCTGGGCAGACGCCTATGCCGCGTTTGTTCACGATGCCTGGTTTTACGGAGGCAAGTTCAGTTGTGGCTAAAGAGATTGGTGACTTGATTGTCTTGCCGATTCAACGCATGATTAAGCGCGAGGTTGAAGCGGTCTGGGATCTTGTGGTTGAGCAGGCTGGTTACGACCCTGAGAGGGCCAGTGTTCGCCTTAATTGGGGTATGCAAAAGAAGCCGGAGATCCAGCTCGCTGATTTGATTAAGCTGGCGGAGATCAGCGCAAACATGAGCATGCAAGGCATTAATCCTGAAAAATTATACATTCGTCCTGAAGAGCTCCGCAAGAACTTGGTGAAGTTTGGTTTCGAGTTGTGGGAACAAAAGCAAGAGGCTAACGCAGAGGCTTCAGCGCAGGTAGCGGAAAGTGCATAAATTTGACCGAGATTCCGACTGAACATCTTCAATTGCAGAAGATACGGGAGGCTTTAGGCGGAGGAGCTAAAACACTAAAAACCGCTAAAATTGACCATGCCACCATCGGCAACAACGTAATAGTTTCTGCAGTTTCGGGGAAAAAAATTAAAGTTTACGCTATTATCCTTGTTGCCACTGGAACGGTGAATGTTAAATGGTGTTCCGCAACAACAGATTTAACGGGCGACAAAAACTTCCAAGCCCGTGAAGGTTACGTTGCGACAGTTAATCCGCCAGCACTTTTGTTGCAGACTGCTGTGTCGGAAGCGTTGAACCTGAATTTGTCGGCAGCCGTCGCGGTTGACGGTTGGATAGCATACTGGGATGATGATGCTACTTGAGAAAGAAAAAACAAACGATTTATGTTGATTGGATTCCCGTTCAAGGAACATGGACGGAAGCTGCGCCCGCTGCGGTTCCGAAACGTAAACTGTTGGGAGTAGGCCGCTGATGCCAGTTGAGGAAAGAAGCCCAACGATCAACACGACGATAGTAAAAGGCTGGCTTAATCCCGCTAATGCCTATTCTTCAAACGATGTTAGAACATTAACAGGCACGGCGGGAGCAGAACAGGAATATGCGGGTTACGGATTCACCGTGCCGTCTGATAGTGAGATAGATGAGGTCTTATTGAAAGTTGAAGGATACTTAACATTACCCGCAGACGAAGAGTTACATGCTCAGTGGTGGGATGGTGCAAGTTGGTATGGCTCTATCGTGCCCCTCACAACCGTGGAAGCCATTTACTCAAAAAATATCACATCTTGGATTAATACTCCATCGAAATTAAATGCGTTGAAGACGAGGATAACGAGATTTGGAACAGTCGGCGGCTGTTTTCTCCCAAGAAGCGAATTTTTAGGGTTTGATGGCGCTGACTACTGCATGGTTGACGTAAGCAATATTCAGGTTGGTGACTTGCTTCTTGGGTTTGATGGACAAAAGTTTGGAACAACACCAGTAACTAAAGCCACTAAACATACAGGCGTTTGGAATATTGTGCAGGCGTATTTAATCTATCCCAGCCCATACATAAAAGCCACGTTGAATCATCCAAGATTGAGAACGTTATTTGACCTTAAACCCAACGTTGACTCCGTTCTAAGCGATTTTGCCGTTACTGACGATCATCCCGTTTGGGTGAGGACAAAAGGTCGGATTCCAGCAAAAGATTTGCAGGTAGGTGACTCTGTTGGTGAGTTATTCTGGGAAAACGGATTGCAAGTAGGTGGTTGTCAGGTTGAAGGAATCGAACGGTTTGAAATGAAAGGAAACGTTTACGACATTCGAACACAAATGCCGTTTATGTTTGGCAGGTACTTGTTGGGACATTTGGCTAAGGAGCCTTGGTAAAAATGAAGGATCACGAAAGAGATGAGTTGCGCAAGACTATTCTTGAATTCCTTTCGAGAGGTCGAGTCTGCTGGACCGACCTTAAGAAAAGAGTTCTGGGTTCCTGCAAGTCGTTTGCTACGGACTGCACTTTCTCACGCCAGATAAGTTACCTGGAAGAGGCAAGATGCGTAAGGAAATTAGGCGCTAAGGGCTCGCGGGCTCCTTACGAAATCACGGATAAAGGCAGACGTCTCCTGGCAGCTCTTCAGTCTGAAAATTAACACTCAATTTTTCACACTCATTTTTTGAGTGTTATTTTTTGATAGAATGCACTAAATTTGTTTCTTTCCTTAATTCTAACCATTTACGAGGCTTAATCTCTCTTGGTTAGTGTTTCTGCTGACGATGTACGTGATGCAATCAATGTGACGGATGCAGAGGTTCCAGACGCTAAGGTTTTGAAGATGATTAAACGGGCTGAAGTGACGCTTGAGCTCGAGATCAGCAAGGAGATCGAGTATGCCAATTGCACAGACGCTGAGAAAGAGTTCATTACGGTCTTGGCGGCAATCTACGCGATCTGCTATTTGACTGGCGGCGCAACTGTGGGTTTGAATTTCTCCGTTGGCGACCAAAACGTCAACGTTCTCGACAAGGTTCCTCCTCTCGACGTCCTGCAAACTGAGCTGCAACGCATCCTGACCGGAATAAAAGGCGTCTACCTGGGGCAAGCCTAACATGGGAACAGTGCCGCAAGCCTACTACGACTTCATCATCAAATATGCGCCGTACTTTTACGTTATAGCCACAGCCTTGGCGTCTGACGCGGCTGCTGGCCAGAAGAATGTCACGGTTACGGATGGCACCAAGTTTCAGGCTGACTATACTGTCGAGGTCAAAGACGATGCCCATTCTGAGTGGAACGAGGTTGACAGTGTCGCCGGCAACGTTGTGACCATGAAGAACAATCTTGCCTACACGTATTATGTTGCCAAAAACGGGAAGGTTGAGGGTCCTGATCCAGCGTTTGGGAAGGGTGCTTTTCCCGCTGCTTTCGCCATAGATTTTCTTTACGAAGCATATTCCGCCTCTCAATTCTCAAGCATGCAAGTGGAGATCCTGGCTAAGATTGTGGCACTCGCCGATTTTCTTCTCACGCAGCAATGCACGGACCTGTATAAGAAGGCTTATAGCGGATTCAAAAGCAGCGAGACATCAACAGAGTATTGGAGTATCGACGCAGGCCGCTGCATACCGGCTCTTCTGAAAGCCTACGCTCTCGTTGGGACAGTGGGTTACCTGAACGCTGCCAAACTGGCTGGTTACCATTTTTTATTCACCATGCAGTATGAACCTGCGAACCTGGGTCTCAATGACAAATACTATGGCGGCTTCGCCCGGTCTGTCACAATCGCTGATGCTTGGGCTCAGCAAATGGATGTTGAAAACCTCTACGATCTCATCGGCTTGAAGATGCTGGCTGAAACCTACGACATGGCAAACGCTACTATATACAATGCCATGATGAGCGACGCCATAAGCTTTTTGCGCTCAGGCTTTGAGAACCTCTATCTGTGGTTTGACCCTAAGCCCTCTGGAGACGGAAAATGGCATCGTGTAGGCATTAATGAGACAGAAATTTACGACGACCCCATAAGCTTCGCCTTGCTCGGTCTTTTCACTTATGAATGTTGGAGTTTAACATGTCAGAGAGTATACAACTTCATCCAAACCATCAGGGCTTCAGCGGAGTATCCAGCCTATAATCCTGCGATCTGCTGGCCAGGTTACATTGACGTCGTGACTCGTTTTCCCGCCTGCAATTATTATGACAACATCACAAGCGGGATACTCTGGCGCATCAGGGGAGCACATGATAAATCGAGTTTTCAATTCGCCATGCAGATCATCAACGAGCACCAGAATGAATTCATGTATTGGGGCACTCTGTTCACGGATTATAGTCCATCGACGACTCAGAAGGCCATGGCGAACAACGCATGGCTTGCACTTCTTTTCCTTAATTACCAAGAGCCAACTACACGTTTTACGCAGATCTTGACCTCAAAAGGCGAGAACATACTGTTTTATCCGATCATTCAAGCTGCAGAGTCAACGTCATACGCAGAACCCTTGGACATCAAAGGCATTGTTTCTCCAGCACGGGTTGAGGAGATCATTCCAGAAGCAGGCTACATTATCACTGATTACATCGTGATTCATGTTTTTGCGCCTGTTCGGCACCGTGACAAGATACGTCGTAAAGGCGTAGACTATGAAGTGGCTGAGCTCCAAGAGTTTGATTTTCAAGGTGATACGATCTATCGCCGAGCGGTTTGCAGGAGGTTTCTGGGTGCCTGAAGTTGAGGATCCTGTGACCACGCTTGTGCGTTTGCTCAAGAGCAACGTTCGTGTTATCAATGATGATGGCGGCCTCGCCAGTGTGTATGTCAGTCGTGAATGGTATGACCGAGAGCTCCTGAAGAACTACGATGGCCAAGTCACTGTGGGCCTGCGGCAGCCGAGCCAAATCAAACCATTAAGCCTCAGCCATGCTTTGTCCCAACGGATCCTGAACCTCAAGGTTGACTGTTGGACTGTTGATAAAGCTGGGAAGCAAGCCGCGACCAGGACTCGCTCCAAATTGCGGGAAGAGATCTTTCGCGTCATTCGGCAGAAGCGGTTCAAACCGAATGAAACGCTTTATGATTTTTACGGCCTTGGCACTGGTGGACCGCATGACGCTTACCACGGCGCAGCCCCATCAGAGCTGATTCCTTCTTCTGTCAGCTGGACCGAGCTGACCGCCGTAGGGTATCAGAACTTGTGGTATAGTGATGACAGTCGATTCAGCAAGTCGACTTCTGTGAACCTCGAATACGCGATGATGCTCTCTAAAATCAAGCTTGAGACTTCAAAGTACGATCCGCACGAGAACAACGTGAAGAAGATCGTTCTGAGTTTTGAGGGCTATGGGACAACTCCAGCCGGTAACGGAGTAACAATCAAGGTTTGGAATCACGTGGCTGCAGCTTGGCAAAATGCTCAAACCGGGTCCGGTGGAGCTGACGAAACAATCACTATCACGTTAACTTCGAACCTGACCGACTACATTCAAATGGATTCTTCAGGCGCCGGTTACTTGTACCTTCTGGCCAGGACCACGAATCCAAGCGATGGCGCAACTCCAGCTGCTCTCTACTGCGATTACGTGTCCTGCGCTCTAACCGTGGACGGTTTGACGCACGTTAAGTTCGGCACCTTCAATGACGCTGACGACGTGTCTGTCAAACCGTTCTTGCTTCACACCGAATTCTTGGTTATTGGATGGATATTTGAAAATGTACCCGAAACGTAGGAGGATGAGATTCTGAGCGTGTACGGAGCCCACGAAGCCAAAATCTACTATGTAGTCGAAACAAACTATGGGGTTACGCCGACAAACCCGAGCATGCTTGGGATACCAGCGGAAAACGTAGACCCCGCAGTAGACCCTGGACTACTTAGAATCCGAGGCATCGGTTCCAGAGATCTACAAGTTCTGAAGCGAGGCTTAAGACAAATCGACCTGAAAGTGTCCTATCCTCTTCCAAGTAGCGCACCCATCAACTTTCTGCAGTATATAACGACGCTGAATTCAATGAGTGTCGAGGTTTTCTACGAGAAAGCAAGCGGCATCATCGACCTGTTGCATAAAGGCGTCAGAATGGACAAGGTGACAGTTGAATGCTCTATCGAAGACATAGTGAAGGCTACAGCTGACTTGGTCGGTCAAGATTTGGCTGTTGGGACTGCAAAAATCAGTGGAGCCTCATACACCGACTACGGCGGCGCCGTGCCTTTCAGTGACAGCTACGTGCAACGTGGAGCTGCAGACGGTTCAGGCTTAGCTGATGTTCTAAGAGTCACGGATTGGAAATTCAACATTGAAAACAACTTCAAAAGAGTGCCCGTGATCCGTAGCACAAGCGGACACTTGCTCAAATACTTGCAGGAGCGCCACCGGGTCTTAACTGGAGAGTTGACTTTCGAGTTTGAGAGCAAGGCGGAATACGATGACGTAATTGCCGACAGCGAGTTTAGCCTCAAAATGGGGCTGGGCGGAACTAACAGTGCCTTGTTCAAGTATTGCAAGTGGGAGAAAGTTGGTTCTCCAACTAAGATTGAGGATCTTGTTTCTCTGAAGGCGCCGTTTGTGGCACGTGATGTCGTCATCAGCTAAGGAGGTGGAAGAAACGAGAAAACTATTTGTCCTCATCGCCTTGACTATAACGTTTCTTCTGGGTTCTATGTCGACTTTAGCAATCCAACAGTACACACAGCGCATCGAAAACAAGGCAGCAGTCAAAGTCGTAGGCGTAGGCATCTACAAAGACATCAACTTCACGGCTTCGGTAACTCAAATCGATTGGGGACTCGTGGAGCCAGGCGAAAACAAAACTTACAGCGCTTACATCGTGAACAAAAGTAATGTTCCCTTGAATCTTAGCATGCGTACAGAAAACTGGAGTCCAACCAACGCCAGCGATTTCATCGCGCTCACCTGGGATTATGCTGGAGACCCGCTGGCAATCGATGACTATATTCCAATCACGCTGACGTTGCATGTCAATTCTGCGATCTCGGACATAAGGGGCTTCAGCTTCGATATCGTGATCGTGGGGAGCGGATAAATGACACACAAAGACCGGGTGCGCACAGACCACATTCACCTCGTTTTGCCCGAATACCTAATGAAATTCATTGAGGCCTTGGCAGACAAGCACAAAACGAGCAGAAGTCACGAGATTGAAGTTGCGGTTCTTCTGCGATATCTCAATCATGGAGGTAATTGAAAATGAGAAAAGAAACAGTTGAAATTGATGGTCGATTCGGCGATGAATACGCTGGTCGATATGTCTTCCAAGAGATCACTTGGGCTAAGCGGAGCCGCGTTATTCAGAAGTATACGAAGTACCATCACATCACCGGACAAGTCATAAGTAGCGACTTTGTGGCCATCCAGGCTGAGACTATTTGGGCAAGCCTTCGAACGCAGCCAGATTCGAAGCCGATTAGTCTTCAGAAGCTTCTCGGTGAGGAGGACGGTATACCCATTGAGGTCGGTGAGCTATTCTCCAAGATCGCTAACAAACTCTGTGGCATATCGCCTGATGAGCAACGTTTTTTATCCGAGCCATCCGAAGACGGAAAGCCCATCCAGCACTCATTGAATTCCGACTCTGCAAAGAATTCGGAAAGTTGCCCAGTGAGATCAGACGAGAGCCAGCCAAAGACGTCGAGCAGCTAATTGTGATTCTGGGCGAGGTTGATCGAGAAACGGAGGATGAAGTCGCTAAGGCGAAACGTGAGGCGCATCATCGTGTCGGTTGAAATGCAAGTCGATGTCTACGGGATTCCTGAGCTACATAGGAAAATGGAGTATTTCGATGAGACTATGCGCGGCTTCGTTGATCAAGCGCTTGATTACGAACTCTATGCCATGAAGGACACTGCTTTGAGTCTTGTTCCTCGTCGTAGTGGCTATTTGGCTTCTACGATTTTTGTTGAGCGTGTCCGTGAATGGGCGTTTAAGTTTGGAGCTCGAGCGTCTTACGCAGTCTTTGTCGAGCTTGGTACGCGTTTCATGCAAGCCAGGCGTTTCTTGAGTAGAGCCTTACAAAGCGGCATGCCCAGTCTGGTTCAGGCTGTCAACCGTGCCATAGATGAGGCGATATCGGAGGCCAGCACGAGATGAGTTTTCACGAGATCAATATTGCTGTTAAGGCTGAGAACCGTGCGAGTTTTGCCTTTCGCACTATAGCCATGGATGCAATTCATCTGGCCTACTCCTTCGGAGCCTTGGATTCTCAGACGGGGCGCATGCTAACTGGGATTATGACTGCTGTGCATCTTTTCACTTCTCTTAAGGCTGCTTTGGGAACTGCAAGCGTAGCTCAGATAGCGCACACCGCTTCATCATACATCGCTGCCGCTGCGACTTGGGTTTTGAACGCTGCTCTGGCCATGAAGATAGCTTTGCTCACCCTGGGAGTCGGTTTGGTTATTGCGACTGCCGCCTATATGGCTTGGCTCGCTTCAACAACCAGAGACGCAGCGTCTGCCCAAGCACAATACAATGAAGAGTTATCCAAGACTCCATCTCGTTCGATTAGGCGAGCTGGTGAAGAGGAATATTATCGTCGCGGGGTTGAATATTGAGCGTAGCCCTACCTGTCTGCGCCGTTGTTCTTGGCTCTGTGACTCCGCCTCAAACTGACGTAATAGATTTGAGAGTGCATTTAGGCGCAACTGACGAGGTTTCCAGCTTTGATTGTTTGCTTCGGAACTTTGACAAGAAGTACAGTCCAGGCGGAACCTATCCTATAGTTGTGGGTGATGATGGCAGCATAAGCATGGGCAGAGGAGCCAACTGTCCGCTGATCGCTACTATAACGGTTGAAGAAATTAAGGCTCAGTCCAATGCTCTTAGCGAGAATTTCCTGAGGGTCTTGGGCAGGTGTTGGGGTGAGCGTCTCTTCCGTCGAGTCGTGACCAAGACTTATGAGAATCAGAAGGGTGAGGCTATCGTCAAGGACATCATTGATTATTTTGTGGGCCTTAGTCATGTACGTAGTTCGGTTGAGCTCATTGAAGACACGGATACTACGTACACTAAGCTCGAATACGAGAACACACCTGTCTTTGACATTTTGAAGTTCATTGCGAAGAGTGCTGACAAAGGTGGCACTATCGGTTACGATTTCCGTGTGGCGCCTGACGGAAAATTCGAGTTCTTCCCTAAGAACACTAAGACCTCATCTGTTAGTCTTTCCGAAAGACTTGAGGTAAGCGAGTATCGAAAGAGCGTTTTCCGCAAGAGAGACAAGATCTACATTTATGGCGCTGCGGAGAAGAAGTACCCGACTAATGGCGACTCGTGGACTGAAACCCTCGATATCGACTCCACGCCTCCGAATGACTGGGTCAGTGGCACAGGAACCGGGAGTGTTTCTCTCGATGGCTCGGTCAAAGCTGCAGGCTCATACTCGATCAAACACACAACGGGCACAGCTGATTATTACGGCCGATTGCGCCTCATCATCCCGTCTGGTTGGCAACCCAACTGCAAGACTTCCCCTTCGCTCCAATGTCAGATTAGGCGTGAATCCGCCTTCAGCGGACAGGCCACATTGATCCTTGTTGATAACACAGCCAAGTGGGCAACTCATGAATTTCAAATCGCAGCTGACAAGTGGTACCTGCAGAAATTCAACGTTGGAAAAAAATACGAGAGCGAGTGGGGATCTGTCCAAGCAGGGTTCAATTGGGAAATAATCAACGAAGTTATGTGGGACATGCACTTTCCAGGAACGGGCACTGGCAGCTTCTGGGTTGATAACCTCTTCTTCAACAGTGCACGATGGAGCGCCACGTACGGCTCAGGATCCCGCGAACTTCCAGAGACGGATGAAGAGCTCCACAGCGATAATGAATGCCTGCTTAGGGCTAAAGCTCTGTATGATAATCTCAGCAGCCCCGCGGAGTACATTAAGGTTTCAAGTGATATCATCGATTATGGAACGACGCCAATTCTCGCCGGCGACAAGATTTGGGTTACGTTGCCAAACGAAAACGTTGATGGTTACTACCATGTCGCGCCTATAGAGTACCACCTTATCGCTGAAACCCAAACACTGGAAACAACACTTGAACTCGGTAAAGAACCTCCGCTGCTTGCTGACTACTTGTACACTTTGAGAAGCAAAACAGCGGGTCTTGCACGGTACAAAATTGGGAGGATTTAATCATGAATCGTGCTGTTTTGCGTCAAAGCAAAGAGAAAAAAGACATTCACATCGAAGGCCTGTTAGCTAACCCTGCCAATCGAGATTTAAACTGCACATTGACTTTTTGCGTCGACACCGGCGCCAGCATCACAGTCATTCCCAAGAAAATCGCGAAGAAACTTAAGTTAGTGAAGGGTGGCACCGCTAAAATTCAGCTTGCAGATGGGCGAATCATCGATAATGATCTCGCATATGTTTACCTTTACGTTGCCGGGGAGGGCTTGATGGTTTTCGCAGCCATAAACAACGCGGATGAAAACGCATTGTTGGGCTGTGACGTGATGGAGCTGCTGCAGTTTCAAGTGGACGTCGCACGGAAAAAGATCTTGAAGCCAGTCCGTCGCTTTAAGGTCGTGAGCATGCTGATACGTGTAACGGGGAGACGCTTATGCGAAATGTTATCAAGGAAGCGTTAGTGCGCCGGGTCCAGGTTAAGGGTCCGCATGGCCAAGTCCGATACGTGGAGGAGCCGCCAAGCCAGAAGTTATTGTTGGGTATCTACTTCGCGTTAGCAGCCTTAACCGCCCTAACAATCCTGGAGATCACACACATCATTGTACTCCGTACATTCAGCTCTGAGATCTTCGCAGCTGTCTCTCTTGTCATTGGAACCATCTTAGGCGCCTTTTTCGGTCAGAAGGCCTGAAAATGCAAGAAAAAAAGAATTCTTTTTTTTTGCGGGAATCCTACCATGCCTTTGCGAGAATGGCACGAAAACTGGAAAAAAAGAGCTTCATTGAGGCTGAATCTTTTGTTGCAAGGGATAAAGTGTGTAGGATTTTCGCCGCTGAATGTTTCGAGTTGGCTCAGAAATTCGCTGGGCAGGGCGAGGAAAAACTCAGTTTGCAGTACATGAAGTTGGCTGCCAAGCTACTCGGCTTGTCACTACGACCGAAAAAACTCAGTGACATTGAAGAGATCAAGAAAGCATTAGCCAAATTGAAGAGCGAGGAGCCGGATCGCCTCTGAGCGATTTGTCTTGGAAGACCTTGCCCAGCAGCCCATCAACTTTATGGCGCGAAATTGAACGCCTGCAAAAGCGGAGAGCCAAAATCGCTGGCCTGAAGATTCCCAAAGATCCTGTTAAATTCTTTGAGAAGATCCTACATCTTAAACCATATTCCTATCAAGCGGCGTTTCTGCGCGATCCAAGCCCTTTGAAGGTTCTTCGTTGGTGTCGACGAGCAGGAAAAACCACAGTCATGAGCGGCAGCGACATACATTATGCAGCGACGCATCCGCAATCTAAGATTCTCGTGATCATGCCGAAATTTCAACAGACGAAAGAAATTTACTTCCAGGGTGAAGGAGGTCTGCACGATCATTTAGCTCGCATGGACCGCAAAACCTACAAAGCATTGATTCTCGAGCAGCTCCAAACAATTATTCGCTTCAAAAATGGCTCGATGATTCTTGCTGAGGTGCCGGAGCCCTTCACGATCCGGGGTCACGGCCCTCGAAAGGTCAGCATTGATGAGATGAATTTCATTCGCAAGGATAAGGACCTCTGGCTCAGCGCTCTCCTGCCTATGACTCTCACTCGAATAGTATACATTAACGTTGCAAGCACACCTTGGAACAAAGACAGCGTCTACTGGAAAATGTGTTATGATCAGAACTTCAAATTCAGTGGAAATATCCACGAACGGTGTGCAAACCGCCCTTGCAAGCTTGATACTGCGAATCATGATCCGCCTCGGTACTTTCTCACATGGGAAAATGCTCTGAAACCTAAGGGTCCACTCGATCCGCAGCAAGTTGACGCTATGCGTGAGCAGTACGCGGGTGAGACCTGGCGATGGAAAAGGGAGATGGAATGTAGCTTCGTGGACGATGAAACCGCGTATTTGCCAAGCAGCTTGATCATCAAATGCCAAAATGAAGAACTTGGCTTCGTCATGTTCGAAGATGCCATCACAGGTGAATTTTACGTCGGCTGGGACCTCGGCAGGGAAAGAGATCCTGGTGTGGTCTCTGTAGTGGACAAGAGAAAAGATGTTCTCGTGTTGGTACATTGCAAGCAATTTCCTCTGGGGACGCCTTATGTCACTCAGATGGCCTACATAAAGTCACTTTGTGATCGCTGGAAGTCTGTCAATGCAGTTTACTACGACCATAGTGGCACTTTGGGCATGGATGAGGAAATCAAAAAATGCGAGTTTCCAGGCCTCAGGGGAATAGACTTCTCTTTGCCTGCAAAACATGGCATGGCTGGTTATCTGAAACAGAAAATGATGTCTGTTCGAGAAAGCGACAAAGGGGTGCCACCTCAAGAAGCCAGACGTCAATTCGAATTACCATTGGATATGGATGTTCAGGCGGAATTGAACGCGGAGCAATGGGAGCAAAGACCTGGAACCGAAATCTACAGTTTCTCGCACCCGCAGGGAACGCATGACGACCGGTTTTGGTCGATTGCCTTAGCCTGTGTAGCCAGCACTGGAGCTGTACCTGAACCGTTCATAGCGGTGGTTCCAATATGAGACGTCGAAAAGAGCATTTCGAGATCACTGGCAAAGTGAGGCGTTATGATAAGCAGACTGGTCAGTTCGTTGTAGATATTGCTTACAAGACCGCCACGGCTATCACGCCGCGCACCATCGCGGTCTCTGAGGCTTTTGGTGTTGGTGTTGACCAGGAGCAGAAATTCACTATATACGACAATGTGGAGCTGAAGATCGGACCTAAGGATATCGTGCTCATCACTGGCGACTCGGGTAGCGGCAAATCCGTATTGCTCAAAGTTATCTCACAAGACATACGTGAGAATCCTGAGCTCGGAGAAGTCATCAATGTCTCCGACGTCGACGTGGACCCGGACAAACCGCTCATCGATACTCTCGGTAAAACCGTAGAAGAAGGTTTGGAGCTGCTCTCGCGAGTCGGCTTAAACGACGCCTTCCTGTTTGTTAGGCGCTTCAAAGAGCTCAGCGACGGCCAGAAATACCGGTATCGCATAGCCAAACTCATCGAATCCCAAACGCAGTGGTGGGTCCTTGACGAATTCGCTGCAACCCTGGACCGAGATACAGCCAAGATTGTAGCGTTCAACCTGCAGAAGCAGGCTCGAGCACACGGCCGCGCTGTCCTGGCAGCCACAACCCACACGGACCTCTTTGCGGATCTGGCGCCTTCAGTGCACATTCACAAGCGTTATGGCCGTGAGATCAGCGTCGACTATTACGACAACAAGGCAGCTGAAGAGTGCACTCTCACCAGGGAGATGCGAATTGAAAAGGCGAGTCTCAAGGACTATGCTCAGCTCGCAGGTTTCCACTACCGCGACAGCAAGAATCTTCCCGTGGTCCACAAGGTCTTCGCGCTCAAACGTGGAGACGAGCTCGTAGGCGCCATAGTTTACAGCTCACCCGGCTGGATCGCCCTGGGCAGACTCCTGGCTGTTGGCCGCAAAATCATGCTAAAGGAACTCAACAAGGACTGGAACTTGATCCGCCGCGTTGTGGTGCACCCAAAATATCGTACCATGGGCTTGGGAGCCAAACTCGTCAAGGATACACTCCTAAAATGCGGCAGACCCTACGTAGAATCTATAGCCGTTATGGCCCGCTATAATCCCTTCTTTGAGCACGCGGGCATGCGAAAAATCGCCACATCCACGCCTGACCGCCGCATGCTCAAGGTCCTCGCCGAACTCGAGCAGCTGGGCTTCAGCCTGACCTTTCTCAGCAGCCAAACCTACAACACTCACAAACTCCAGCAGGACCCAGAATTGATCACTAAGGCAAAAGACGTCCTTCGTAAATACGCCTCGAGCAACTGCATTTGGCGCCGCAGACTCATGGCCTGCCACAAACCAATGCCCTCAAAGGAAGAATTCCTTGACGTCCTCGACAAAGCTGATCCGCAGCGCCTGGCAAGAATGCTTCAAACCCTGAGCATCCTGGCACAGCCCAAAGTGTACCTCTTCTGGAAGAATGACGCGGCGCTTAGTTTCATCCAACTCCTCGATCAGCATCAACAATAACCACTTTCACCCTGCTCTCACACACCGCCCTTACGGAATCCGTTCCAAACCCGCTTTTAAATGGCTTCGGAACGCGTTCCGAAGTTGCAGGTGAAACATGCTTTGAAGGAGTATGTACGCGGGGCGTTCCAGGCTCTGGCCTGGGCAAGAATGATTCTCTCAAACGTCAAAGACACGGCTCAGTTGGAGAAGGTCCTCGGCGAAGTCGACAAGGCCCTCGAGACCCTCAGAAGCACAACAGCACGAGACTTCCTAACCGACATGCAAGCAGAACTTAAGTCGAATGCTTCTCCAGGAACTCAGTGATCAGCTGCAACTCCTTTTCCATCTGCTCCCTCTTTTTCTTAATTCGGTGCAGCAACACTCTCCGATACTCATCAGTTGGCTTCAGATCTCCCTTAACGAATTGCAGTTCAGTTTTGCTCAAAGCACCCATATTACAGAATTCAGTAACAGCCTTTATATTTAACTTGTGTTACAGTATTCCGTAACGGAGAAAACCAAAATGGAAACAGAAATCTTGGAAAACGAAGAGTTAGAAGAGTTAGAAAACTTCTTTGATAAAACACGGGAAATCTGGAGGTTGCCAGACCGAGAAATCGCAAGAAACTACAAACTGAATATTCCAGGGAGCGAATAAAACGATGAAAACACGCACATACGCAATATACATAATCTATAGAATCCTGAAACTAATTCATCCAGCGACCGCAAAACGCTGGCGCCAAGACGCCTGGATCTTCGCAGACTTCAAATTCACCCTCAACCTAAGAAATCAACAAGGAACGTGAAAACGTGCCAAAACCAGGAATGACTGGAATCACGCTCAAAGACGAAGTTGCTGAACTCCTGCGCAAACGCGCCCAGGGCGCGGATCAGGGCCTCAACGACTTTCTGAGCAGTCTGCTCTTAGGACCGTCCCTTCAACATCATCAGGACAGTCCCGGGACCGTCCCAACTCTAACCATCACTTCAGAAGTACCCCAAAAGTCCTTTCTTGGTGAAGCTTCTTTCGCAAAAGAAGGTTCTGTGGCGCGGGGTGCGGGATTTGAACCCGCGCGGCCGGTTAGGACCACAGGCTTAGCAGGCCTGCCCCCTACCAGACTAGGGCAACCCCGCAGGTTACCAGCCTCGAACACTGTGTTGCTACATGATTA